GGAAATATCTGATGAAGCAGATTGACTATCTACACACTATTTTAGATGAGAAGTTTGAGAAAAATGATGCCGTTGTTATCGTAGGGATAAAGCAGAAAACGCTTGACGGCCTGCTTGATATTGCAAAAGATGAAGGCAAGCCATTTGTGATGCTTATCGGCGAGATGATCGATGATAGGATAAAGGTAAAAAAATCGTATGGAAAACAGAAGTATCCAACATTCGTGGAAGGCAGCTTTTTGCCGATGCGATCACTTAACAGAAGTGCATTCGTCTTCGGATCAAAGGTCTGCAGCGTGTGCGGTCTGGCTGAAACAGATTGCGGCTGCGTTGAAGGTGTTGATTATGCTGCCGCCTCTTAAACGATGGATAAGCCCAAAAGAGTTTGAGGAAGAGTTCGGAATGTGTGTTGGAACGCAATCGAACAAACGCTCAAAAGGTGAGTTGCCATACACCAAGTTCGGCGGTATGGTCAAATATGATCGATTGAAGATCGATGAACTGTTTGAGGCGCATCATGTTGATGTGGCTTCGTGAAAGGATCAATATGAACTCAATTAAATTCAACCAACAAGGCATAGAAGCTATATTAAACGGCAGCAAGACTATGACACGTAGACCGATAAAACTACCAAAATATTTTAACATAGATAGTTTTGGAACAGCACTAGACGATAATTATAGTGTCATTGAGGCAAGATTTGATGATTACGATGCAGATGAAACCATTTTTATAAAGCCAAAATACAAAGTAGGTGAAACAGTATTTGTTCAGGAAGAGTTTTGTTTAAACGAAGAGGTGAATGAAGTTGTATATAGAGCAGATTATGAAAGCGGGTGGTCTGGTTTTTGTGCATACTGGTCGCCATCTTCTAAAATGACAGAAAAAGAAGCCCGTATCTTCCTGAAAATCACCAACATAAAAGTAGAACGCTTACAGGATATATCGGAAGAGGATTGTATTAAAGAGGGAATCTATAAAAAAGAAGTTATGGGTTGGGGAAGTAGAGGCGGAGAATATCCACCAATGCCTACCCAAAACTTTGCTTATACAACAGATGGAAATACAGGATATTTAAACGCTGTTGATTGTTTTGAAAAAGAAATTTGGAACAACCTACCATACAAAGCACCATACGACTGGAACAGTAACCCGTATGTATTTGTTTATGAGTTTGAGGTGGTATAATATGTGTATGATTAAAGCACCGATAGTAATGAAACAAAATCCCCTGATCCTGGCAGAGTTTCAAAAAGCATTTAGCGAGGTGGATCATGATCTGCTCAATGCTCTGCTGCACATCATGCAGAATGAACACAGACTAGACGGGCAGAAAGTCACCCTGTTCAACTATGAGAAGATCACAGAGCGAAAAGTTATCATCCCTGCTTCACGCTTGAAAGAGCTTGGGAAGTTTGGCGTTAATGCAAATCAAAAGATTTATGAGTCACTTAAGAAGATCCGCGATACTTCTGCAACGATCAGAAACTTTACTGATATAGACGGCAAGCGGGTAAAGGCTAAAACCGTTGCTATTATAGATAATGTCACCTGGCTAGAGGAAGGATCATTAATCGACGGCAGGGAGCAGGGCTTTGAGATCCAATACAACGAATGGTTTTTGCAGGTATCTACGCGGCAGTTCAATGCAAAGGTCGGGAACTATACCAATATCGAGATACAAACGGTTTCCTCTCTTAAGAGCAGGCACGCTAAACGACTGTATGAGATCTTAGATCGGCAGAAGAGTACCAACCCGGAATTTAGTATGTCGTATGATCGGGCAAAGGTTTTGTTCAATATGAAAGAATCCGCATTTTCAAATATAGCACAAACTATAAAACGCATAGCACCTAAAGTCAATGCTCTGATCGCATTTGAATATGAAACGCACAAGAAAGATAAGCTCTTCACATTTAAAATACTTGATGTGAAGAAGTAGTCACTCATTTGATGAAAAATACTCACTCATTTGATGAGAATACAAAGAATACTCACTCATTTGATGAGAATACTCACTCATCTGCTGAGAATACTCACTCGTTTGATGAGAATACTCACTCATTTGATGAGAATAAAAATGCTGTATCGACCTGCACAGCGAAGAAAACGGCACTTATTCACAGGCTCTAACTCTTATTAACCTTATATATAACCTATTAAACACTCAGTTGTTCCCATAGATGGTAGGATCATAGCTACAAATATTTTAGCGTTTTCACTAATACGGTGAAGATCTCTTTTGGCTTAGGCTAAAATTCACCTGTTCTCATTTTATGCGAGATGAGCTACAACTTAACACACTTCACTTTGTTCTAATTCTCCTTTAGAATATATCCCCGTCTAGCAGCTACCAAGTGCCGGACGGGTACAAACAAATTCCTTTAGCGTTTTCACTAATAGCCTACACAATACAGCCTTTGTATAGATATTCTACTACCATGAAAAAACACAGAGATCTTACATTATCGGAAGCAGCTTTTTCTCTTTTGGAAAAAAACTATTATCCAAAGTGGCGAAAGTACGAAAGACTCTATAACTCTAAGCATACGGCTGAGTACCTGGAAGCAGCGAAGGAAGCAGAGCGATCGCATCTGTTTATCCCTGTAGTCAAAAATACAGTTGATATCTTAGAGGCGATTTTCGGTGACGCATTTTTTGCGTCCGGAAATCCGATCGAGATCGAGAAGCAAAGAGATGATGATGATGAGAAGACACGCTGCTTGAATGTGCTGACAGAGCATTACTATAGCGAGTCGAAGCCTTACAATGCTTTGGCTATGTCATTTAGTTCTGCTACGCGTTACGGCCTGGGATCAGTTATCGATTATTGGTCGGACCAGGTAGAGATGCCTGTTACACGTTATATCCCGCCTACGAATGTGGCCTTTGATATAGATGCGCTTACACACGAAGAGATACAGTATGACTGCTACGATCTCAAACAGACTTCACAAGATATCCTCTCTAAAGTAAAGAGCGGGTTTTACAGCAACCTTCATGAAAAAGATCTCAGCAATTTACTCGGATCTAACTATGACGGCAAAGACAAATACAAACGCCACCACATCAAAGAGATCTATTCACTCAATCCTGACGGAACATATACCTGCCGTACCTTTATCAAGAACAAGCTTGCACGCGAAAAGAAGTTTAAGCGTTCACCGATCAAACACGGATTTTTAAAATACGCACTTCCTCGTATCGAGCCAAGAGATCAAGAGCTGCAATGTGCTGCAGTCGGTGAAAGTATCATAGAGGTACTAGAGCCGTTGGTAGCAGAACTGAATATGAAACGCAATCAGATCAATGATCTGCACGAAGGAATACTCGATCCCTATACGATGGTAGGAGATGATGCAGATATCTCAGCAGAAGATGCAGGGAAGATCAAGGGCGTTGTGAATGTCGGTGATCCTGACAAGGTGAAGCGTATGCCTCCGCAGCAGAGTTTTGATATTGAAAAAGACGTTGCGCTGCTCTCTAAGGATATCGATGATGCTACGGCGATCAATGGTATTCAAAGAGGGCAAACCTCTTCCTCTGACAGACGCGGTGCTTCTGCAATGGCGATCATCAATGCCAATTCATCCTCACGCCTTAACCGCATGGCAACTACGATCAATGACACGCTGTTTGATCCCTGGGCTAAATCTTTTGTGCATAACATATATGTCAACGCACCGGACGAAGTGATAATCAGACTGTTCGGATCTAACCCGTTTGGCAAAAAGGGCGAACGCCCGCCGATTAAGTATGACGTAAAAGTGGATTTTGGCAAGTCGATCAACAAAGATGCGAAGATCAACGAGCTTACGATGATCGTTGGGCTGCTCAACGGGCGTGAAGAGGTAAATGTAGTACCAATATTAATGGAGGTGTTAAAGTTAATTTTAGGAGATAACGCAGATGTCGAAAAACTTTTCAGAGGAATTATGGGATCTGATGGAGCAGGAGGGCCTGCTGAAAATGCTGCAGGAGAAGAGGACGGAGTTGTTGGAGACGGCGGCGAGTCAGTCGGAGTCGGACCAGGAGAAGGTCTTATCGACCTTGGCGAAGGCGCAGGGGATCAAAGTATCAATGAACTTGATCTCGAAGCGGCAGCCACAAATTCAATCTAAATAAAAGGAAAAAACAATGGAAGACAGAATCAAACTAATCGGAAAAATCGTAAAGCGTCATGCTTCAAATATGTGTACTACAGATACGGAAATCAACCTGCCTGCAGGCAATGAGGTTTCAGTCGGTGACTTTGCCGTAACCGTAAACGGACACACAAAGTTCATCTCTGCAAAAGAGTTCCCGGAAGTGCGCAAGGTGATCGACAAGCAGGACAAGGAAGAGGCGAAGAACAAGGCCAAAGGCACACCTGCAGCAGGCTTAGTGAGCAGCGAAGAGATCGAAACAGCAAGAGCAGCTGTAGCAGCTGCAGAAGAGAACGCTGAGAAAGAGAAAGCGGAGAAGCTTGCGGCAGAGAAAGAGCTTGCCGAAACAAAAGAGAAACTTGCTGCTCTTGAAGATGCAGCGAGCAAGGCTAAGTAATGAAGTTCGGTTTACTCTATTGGATCAGCGCGCTTATGCTCTGCGGGATCTCTCACATCGTTGAGGACGAAGCAGGCGGCGGAGCGGGTGATCCTGGTGATGAAGGTGAAGGTGAGGGAGACGGTGCAGGTAATCCGGGTGAGGGCAGCATAGATGATCTCGACCTGGACGATGATGAGAATCCAGGCGAAGCAGATCTGACACCGGAAGAGCGCGCGGCTTACAGAGAGATGCTGCAGGACAAAGCGCGTGAAGAAGCTCTTAGTATCGCCTCGGATGATATTAAGCAGCGTATTCCTAACTTTGATATGAACAAGGTCGTTGCAGGCGTTAGAGAGTTGGCAAAGACAGACAAGGCCAGGGCGCAGCGTTATGTTTCTTCTGCGGAAGGTCTTGAACTGTATTGGCAGCATCACTTGGCAAATGTTGAGACGAGTGATGATGTTAATAGCGGATCAAACGGCGGCGGATCTTCTTTTGAGGGGATCTTGGAAAAGGCGCGCGGCGGTGACAGACAATCGCGCAGAGAAGCACTTAGCCGTTCAAAGGGCTAGGTAAATTTAACACAAGGGTAAAACATGGCAGACGTATTCACAGACTCGGAAGTGATCCTCAGCGATCATGAAAGTTATTACAACGTACTTCGTACAACAGGCAACGGGGCAACACCGTTTTGGGATAGTCTCAATGAGGGTATGCCGTTTGAGGGAAATCCTAAGACAGGTCACGTTTGGTATCAAGACGCTGCACCGACTACAGGCGCAGATAACAAACACTTAGAAGGTGCTATCCGTGCAGACGTTGAAGGTATCTCTGAGGTAGAGCTGCGTAACCACCTGCAGATCTTGAAAAAATCTTACGGTATCACCAAGTCGGAAAAAGCGGCCTCTTCACGTTTAAGCAAAAAAGCTTTGGAGCGTTCTAAAGAGAAAGCTACAAATCAGCTTGCGCTTGATGTTGAGTATGCTCTTCTTAAAACGACTGGTCCGGTGCAGCGTATTACAGGCGTGGGTGCAGTTGCGGGTGAGATGGGCGGCTTGCGTCACTATATCTCAACTACGATCGATGGTTTGAACTTGGCTGTTCCTGAGTATAAGGCGCATATCGAAGCACCGCTTAAAGCAATGTGGAAGGGCGGGGTTACTGAGTCCAAGATGATCCTGTGTGGCGCGGATACCAAGTCAAAGATCAATGAGTTCCTTGATACTTCACGCCGTACAGGTACGAAAGACAACAAGGTAAACCGCAATGTTACTGAGATCGAGGATGCAGGTTGGGCGAAAAACGTCTCTGTAGAGGCATCACCGTTCTTGGCTGAGAATGAGATCTTGATCTATTGTCCGGATCTTATTCACGTTGTCCTTCTTCGCCAGGAGAAAGATACTGAGGTATCCGATCCTAAGTACGATGCAGAAGCGTACCAATGTTTGTTTGAAATGACAATGCAGATCGATGATCCTTTGGCGGCGGTGTGGGTTAAAAACCTTCTAATCAACTAAGGTCCTACGGATCTTTTTTAGCAGCTCTATTGCAGAGCTGCTTGTAAAGGATGGCAATGACACTTGATAAGCTAATGATACATACCAATGCTATCTTGACGGTACGCGCAGAACGCAAATGCCCGGCGATAGATATCTACATACCTATCTTGCATGAGGGTATGATCGAGATCGCAAACCGTTTCAAGGTACTCTCTCTCATTACCGTCAGCCAGGATGCAAGGGTATTGCGCGCACTTGGCCCTAATGATGCGGGTGTCAAAGAGTACATTCGTTTTCCAAAGAGTCCGCGTGTGGGAACGGACAAGATCGACATGGACGAAGAGCTTATGTATGCTCTGTCTAATTTCGTGGCGGCGGCAACGGCTAGTGAGAACAAACATATTGCCCTTTATAAGAAAGCGTATAACCGGATCGTGAAAGATTATGACTTCAAGCTTTACAACACACCGGGCGAGGCATAAATATGATACGAGCCGATAACGCAGAGCTGCAGGGGATCTACTCTGAGCGCAATCCTTACATCGAAGAGGTACGCCTGGATGATGCAGGTGTGGTGATCTTTGATGATGTGTTTATCAAGCTGCTGCGCAAAGGGTTTTCAACGGACTGCGTGAGCGATATGAGTGAGGATGAGCAGCAGCTCTTGTTTGAGTTTATTGACTATCAGGACGGAGCATATACGGACAAGTATGTTATTGCCCTGGATGCCTGGATCATGAATATATTGAATTGTACTCCAAATCCAACAATCAACGGCTGCGCAGGCACTTCTGTAACTTTTACAGACTGCAGCGGCACTTCAATAACGGTATAAAAGGAAAATAATGCCTGCAGAATTTTTAACAGCGATCAAAGACGTAAGGGATATAAAGTATCCGGATATAGTTTTAAAATACAACGAGATTCAGGGATGGCATACTACAATAAGCCTTATTAACTTCGATCAGGTAGCACTTGATGCGCAGCAGGTCGGTGTCGATGCTGCACAGGTTGCACAGGATAAAATAGCTGCTGCGGCCTCTGCCTTGCAAGCACTCACAAAATCAGATGAGATCAAGGGTATCGGAACTTCTGCGCAGACGCTTACACCCGGATCAACAGCAACGGCAACGTATAACTCGGCAACAGGGGTTTTGACATTTGGTATACCTTCAGGGCTACGAGGCGAGAAAGGAGATCCGTTCAAACCTTCAGCACAAGGTTTTGCAGCAGATCGTTCCCTGTATGATGCGCAACTAAGAGGATTCTCATTTCTTGCAACAGATACTAGCCTGCTATATTTCAAAGACTCTGACGCATCAGCGGATTGGTCAGTAGGCACAGCGTTTGGGAAAGGAGATAAAGGGGATGCAGGCGAGTCAGTAAATATGCGCCTTGATACAGGCAACTTGATTCAATGGCAGCACTCTTCGGATGGTGCTGTTTGGTACGATCTTGTTAATTTAGATTCTGTATACTCATCTACATTTGTAAAAATAGCAGACGTTTTAGACTCTGTTACAAACACGGAGACAAATAAGCCTGCATCAGCTGCAGCGGTAAAAAAAGCCTATGATGTAACGCCTATAGGCGGCATTATCATGTACGATGGCTTAGTGGCGAATATTCCTGCGAATTGGGCTTTGTGTGATGGTACAAATGGAACGCCAAATCTTGTTGATAGATTCATTTATGGTGCAAATTCAGATGTCACGATAGGTACAATAGGCGGTAGTGCTGATGCGGTAGTAGTGGCTCATACCCATACGGCAAACCACTCGCACACGGCAAGTTCTAATACTACAGGATCACATACACACTTGTCAGGGTTAGACAATGCCAACGCAGGAGAGACAGGCTTTACGGGTGGTGTCACAGGAAATTCTGTTAATGGATTATCAAATGTTACATCATCTTCCGGTAACCACGCCCACACGATCACCGTAAATACAGCAAGTGTAACGACTTCAACTGTTGGTGAATCAGGAGTGGGCAAAAACATACCTCCTTATGTAAAACTAGCCTATATTAAAAGGATTGCTTAATGAGCTTAAGAGTAATAACTAAAAGTCCTACTGATTTAATTTTAGCAGGGAAAAATGTTGTTTCAATAAATGGTGAGATATTTATGCTAGACACGCCTCTAGTGAAGACGATTTTCTATTCAGGTGGAAAACATTTTGAGCAGATGGAGAATAATACAGCCAATGAAGTATCTAATTTAGACTTCATCTATGATGCTGTTAATGCACAGCTAGAAAAGAACTATTCGGTTGATGCGCCTAACGAATACTCTGTATTTGATGCAGTTTTAAAAGTTTGGGAAATAGATGCAAATAAATACCTTGCGTTCAAAAAAAGAATAAAAACATCAGAGATAGTAGGAAAGCACGAAGAGATAGTTCAGGCAATGATCGGACAAGTGCCGAATGAAGAACTTGCATCATGGCCTAAACAGGAAGAGCAGGCTAGAGCTTGGAACGCAGATAACACAGTCGTGACTCCATTGATCGATGGACTGCTTACAGGGCGTGCCATTGCAGGTGAAACAAAGCAGATTCTCGTTGATAAGATCATACAGAACGCAGACGCTTATGAAGCTGCTTATGCACCTGTTCTTGGAAACTATCAGAGCAAGATGAAGCTTATTACAGCAGCAACAACGTCTACGCAAGTCGATGCGATAGTGTGGTAAACAGATGAAACGCTACCTTTGGAATATGTTTATCTCTTTGGATCAACTAGCAAATACGATATTTAACGGCGATCCGGACGAAACGATCTCATCACGGATCGGCAAGAAGGTGCGTGATGGGAACAAGGGTTGGCGGTATACGCTCTGCAAGATCCTGCATTGGTTTGATAAAAAGCATTGCGAAAAATCTATAGAAGAAGATGAAGGTAAGTAATGGAAATCACCTGGCCTATGGCAAGCACGATCCTTTTGATTATAGGACTGATCGCTAAGATCTATCACGATCACATGAGAGTAGGCGATCATGAGACGCGCGTTAAGTGCCTGGAAAAGGTAAACACGGAACAGACACTTGCCATTCAAGAGCTTATCAAAAAAGAAGAAGCCTATGAAAAGTTCATCCACAAGAACGAGTACAACACAGGCATGAGGAACTTAGAAGATAAGCTCGTAACAGAGATGGCCCACCTAAACAAGACACTTGATGCGATATATGGGCTTGTTCAAGATAGAATGAAGGGGAATTGATGAATTGGTTAAAAGCTTTATTCGGACCTATTGCGTCCATTGTTAAAGAGCCTATTGTCGAATGGCAAAAGCGCAAGACATTGGTTGTCTTAAATGAGGAAAAAGTAGCAGAGCGCGATCATGAGATCAGGGTAAAGAAAGCAGATGCAGTTCTTGAACTCTCTAAGCTTGGTATTACTACTGAGGCTGATTGGGATAGAGAAGCGCAACAGCAGATGAAAACATCATGGAAAGACGAATACCTATTAATTCTTTTTTCAATACCTCTTATAGGCGCGTTTATACCAAAGATACAGCCTTACATTTTAAAGGGGTTTGAGACGCTTGCCAAAATGCCGGATTGGTATATGTGGCTTATTGTGGGGATGGTATGTGCGACATTTGGCTTACGATGGATGTTTAGCAAAATCAGCTTTGGGGGTAAATGATGGCTGCGTTTGGAAAAGTATCTGCAGAACGGCTTGAAACGTGTCACCCGGATCTTGGAAAGATCTGTCACAGGGTTGTGCGTGTGTTTGACATATCTATCCTTGAAGGTGCGCGCTTAGATGAAAGACAGCTTATGCTCTTCAATGACGGCAAAAGCAAACTTGACGGGATCAATGAACGATCAAAGCACCAGGTTACAGAAGAAGATCCGCTCTCTTATGCGGCAGACGTTGCGCCGTATCCCATTGACTTTGACAATGAGCATAAGGCAAAGGCACGTTTCTACATGATGGCAGGGCATTTCTTCCAGGCAGCAGAGGATCTGTTTGCTGAGGGAGAGATCACACACCTGTTACGGTGGGGCGGTGATTGGGATAGCGACAAAGAGTTTGACGATCAGAGTTTTGATGATCTTCCTCATTTTGAACTTATACAGGCATAACACAAAAAAAGGAATATAGATGAATTACTTAAAAGACGCGGCAGGGCAGAACGTACACAAGTTTGTTTACAGCAAAGGCAACGTAGGGCTTACAGGTACATTCCCGGTAGGTCAAAAAGCAGCACTTAAGGCGCACGGCGGTCCGGTTACTTTTACGATCACCTGGGAAGATGCGACAGCTACAACAGGCGTTATCCTGCTAGATGGGGATGAAGTTATGATAGACGGGGCAAGCTCGATCACCATAACGTCTATAAACGGCGCGACACTTAGTAAAATGTAAGGAGTAGATTATGGCAGCAGCATTTAATGAAGAGCTTACCAAGTTCTCAACCGCGTACAAGAAGATACTAGCTGATACGATGGATGTTGATGGATATTTTGAAAAAGCCCTTAGTAAGGTAGCAGCGCAGTTTGACAATATGGGTATCACCAATGCAGAGCAGGCAAAGCACCTCTCTTCTATGGCAACGACTATGGCGGTGAACATTGCAAGCTCAGGGCAGCAGACAGCGGTATCTCTGCTTATGCACCCGTACAAAGCAGATCTTACGGCAAGACAGACAGCAGGCTTTGATGATAAGCTGCGCATAGACAAGGCTAAAACCCTGGGCGAGGCTTTGGGTATGACTTCCAATGCTACGGGATCGATCGATGCGGCCTTAAGCACGAAGTATTCTGCCGCGATCGATGCCATTGTACCTGCAGTAGTGTAAATATGGCAGCTGCGCTCAGGATCAAGAACGGTGATGTAGCGGGATCGTATAAGCGTTATATCCTTGCCGGATCTATGGGGATGCGCAAATGGAAGCGAGAATTTAAGGCTGCGTATGTGGCCTGCACAGGGCTTCCTGTTTTAAATGGAAAACCGCATTTCGGCGGGCGTGTCAATGTGGCTGATTTTTCAGGAAACCTGGCAAACAGGCTAGGGGATCTTTGCGGTATGGATGATGAAGCCAAAGCGGAAGTTGCAGCCGTATATTACCAGGGAGATATCTCTACTTATATAAACCTCGTTGCAAAAAGACTCTATACGCTCGATGCACTTTGGGCGCATTTCAGAGATGACCTTTTTCCTGCCGTTCCCCTGGGGAGTACGGCTACAATATCAAAGACTTTTGTAATCAACGTACCAAAAGATGATCCTGCACCTGCTGCCCCCGCACCCCTTCCTTCTCTTAAGATAGCAGCTACAAATTCCGTTGATATTGAGATGGTATATGGCGGCCTGCTAACGGAAGAGCTAAACCGAACGATCGGGCATCTCTATCACAGTACGCAGATCTTCGAGAACCATGCGGACACGATCACTATCACAAGTACGTCACCCCTTCTTGTGAGTTCACGCGATATCTACGGGGATGATTATGAGTATACCGTTACGGTATCAATCGATCTTGGAAGTGTTTCGGTGTCGTATCTTTCAGACCGGTCCGTGCTTGACGCAGAGGTATACGCGAACATTTATCTTGGGGATGATGATAATACCTATTTCACAAATCCCCCCTCACGGTACGGAACTCGTTACAGATCGCGCAATGAATACGATTGGAACACTACTGCAGGCGTGATATGGAACTATGTCAATAATTGGACGGAAGGATCTAGCGGATCGTTCTATAATGTAGACCCTACAATAGAGGGAACATACTACCATTCAGACGGGTATTGGAGTTCCTTATACATCGATGAGGCGTATTGGGATGCACTCACGCCCTTGGAGGCTATAACCCTGGTGCAGCAGACGATCAATCTTGGGGTGGAACAGCATACAAGCGGGTTTTGGGATACCTTCGTGGGTAAGATCCTGGGAGGGTTTGTAAAGTTTGTCTCCAAAGTAATTGACTTTATAGACAGCATCCCGATTATAAACCCTTACATTTTGACAATGATCTATGCAATGGATGCCCTTGATATCGATCAGAACTTCATAGATGATTTCAAGAAGGTGTACCGGAAGATACGGACCTCTCTCATGCTCTACGGGGCAAGCGAGTATCTTAATGCTGCAGATATGTATGCAGAAGGTGCAGGGGTAGCTGCGTCCTCACAGGACGTTATTATGGAGGTGGCAATAGAGAATATGGCTGCGGATCTGTATATGATGGATTGGACGGATATCGCTATGGAGTTTGCGCAGATCGCAACTGCGGTCATAATGACACCGGACGCTCCAGGTGCAGGCCCTACGCAGGCCAAAGATATAACGGAGCAGTATGATGCTACAGAGCTTGTATTTGAGGAAGAAGAGTACGGGTTTGACGGGGATTATGTGGATGAGGCGTACTACCACATGAACAATCCGCTTGCTTCACTTGAAGTTTTGTAGCATAAACACTAAAAGAATTAAAGATCATGGATCTTTTTAACTACAATCTAAAATAAGGATAAACAATGTTTGATTTTTTAACCAACAATGCAAAAGGGATCAGCGCGCTTGGCAGCATACTCGGTGCAGGCGGCAGTATCTACAGCGGTATTATGCAGAACAGATACGCAAAGAAGCTGCTAGGGCAGCAGCAGGACGCATTTGACTTCAACAAGTCGCAGATCCTTAAAGACGAAGAGGATAACAATAAGTCTAAGGCAGCCGTCAGCGCAGCTTTCGGCGGTCCTCTTGTGAAATTGTAGGGGGATGGTATGAGATACAAACGAGGCTTAATCAATCTCAGTCCAGGCGGCGCAGCTGCAGCGGCTATGATGGGAAGTGCAGGAAGAGGGATCGCCAACGCGGGAAAGACGCTCATGAACTACGGGGAGCAGACGAACAAAGAGAATATGTACGATAACAAAGTAAAGCTTGACGCAGAGCTGCTTGACAAAGCAGAGAAGGAAGCGAAGCGCAAAGAGGCAAAGGCTGAACAAGAAAAGAATGATCTTATTGTTGCTACGGCAACAAAGAACTCTGCACTTAACCCGGTGGCCACGACAGCATTTAAGCAAGCAAATCCAAAGGCCAATGCAGGCCTGGTCGATCTTGGCAAGCCGGAAAAAACGGAAGCCCCCGGATACAAGGCTAAGTTCCTGGGCGAAGACGGGTTTATGTACCTGGTTACAGAGGACAACAAGACCGTTAATACCGGAGTCAAAGGCAAGGACTATTGGCAGCCAAAGGGCAAAGGCTCTTCTAAGACAGATGCACCGGACGGGTATATGCGCGAGACGGAGATCAGAGATCTTAATGCTAACGGCGGTGAGCTGCGCAACATGATCGCAGAACTAAACGGGTTTATCGAGAAGGGCGGGATCGAGTATATCAGCAATGCCGCCTACAACATGGCGAAGGATAGACTCAAAGCAAGAGGCAAGATAGACGATCTCGAAATCGAGTAGCGTAAACACTAAAATCCTCTGAAAAATCCCCCATTTTAGGCACACTTAACTAAAAATTAGAGGTGTGCCAAATGCCAACAGTAAGACAGATCCTCGGTGACGAACTCGATGCCCTCAAAGAGCAGGGAATGAGTGATACCGATATAATCGCTATCGCAAAACAGAGACGAAATTCCCCACAACAGACACCACAAACCAACGATAAAATATCCCTTGGATCGATGCCGGACTGGATGCTAGGGCAAAGCGGAAATGCCGTTGCGGATACTGCAGGTAATGTGTTTAGAGGTATCGGTAAGACCTCAATGAACTATATGAACTTAGCTTCATCCGGGGTGAATGGCTTGATCGATCTCGCGGATGATGGCGGTCGTAAGCAGCAGTCACAAGAATACTATACGAATATCCTGCAGAAACTTGACAACGTAACCGAACACCACAAAGCACAGGGCCGAGATCCTGAGCGTGAGGCAGAGGTCGCGGCAATGAATGCAGAGAACGCTAAAGCTGAGGGCTTCAAAGAGAAGTTGGCAGCGGGAGCAAGCACACTTAAAGATACCGTCATGCACCCGGAAGAGTGGCAGCTTGCCGAGACTGTGGGCGAGATGGTAGATCCTCTTTCTCTATTGGCTGCAGGCAAGACAATCGGCAAGGCGATCTTATGGGGTGCGCTTCCTAACGGTGCGCAGGCCGTTGCCTTTGATGCACCGCGTACCGACAAGACGGGCGTTGATATGGCAGTCGATGCGATCCTGGGAACGGGAGCAGGCGCGGTTATGGGTGGAACGATGCACCTGGGCGGTCGTGTTGTTGATGTGGCAAGAGGCAAGAAGCCGGGGAACAAAAAGCAAGAGAGCAATGAAAATGTCTACTCTGATATCGAGGACGGCCTGGGGATCAAGGATCAGCCTGTAGAGGGCGAGGTGATGTTTGATCCGGAGAAGACACCGGGCTTCACGAAGAACGAAGACGGCAGCATAGAGATAGATTTCGACAAGTTCGATCCGGTTGTCCTGGAAGCGGAGATCGTGCAGCGCAAAGCAAACGAGTATTTTGCAGAGACGATCATGAAAGAAGAGCAGAACGCTATGACCTTGGATCAGCAGGTTAAGGTGATGGGGCAGCAGATGCAAGACTCCGGTGCAGATCCTATCATGATCGAAGCGGCTATCAATGAGCAGATCAAGCCGACACCCGAAGCTCTGCAGATCACACACGTTGTCAATGACGGTGCGCCTATGTCACCGAGACTCAGCGGTATGAATATGCAGCAGGCTCTTATCAACTCGATCAACAATCCCCTTAAGACCAAAGAGCAGTTTTACGCCTCTATGCTCAAACACGGTGCAACGGACGAACACGCCCAGGTTGCAACGGCTGCTTATGAATCAAGAGATATCGAAGTATATACGGAATACGCAACGGAGAAGCTGCAGCTTAACAGAGAGTCATTTGTGGATCAAGAAAAAATCCAGGTAGAAGCAGTTGAAGCGATCGACAGCGTGAAAGAGTATCAGCGGTTTAAAGCGGAAGAGCTGCAGCCTATATTTGATGAGTCAAAGGCTGCAAAAGAGAGAGGCATTACACTTGCAGAGAATATCAGTATAGCTCAACGCCTGCATGATCTATACAAGGAGCATGACGGAGCAGATAACTATATGGTGAAAATCTATGTAGATGAGCTTAAAAACTATCAACTTCTTCAAGAAGGGGTGAATGAAAACAATCTGTATCATAAGCCAAAAGATATCAAGGGCGCAAAGGATCTCACGGCAGATATCAAACAAAACCATCTTGGGAAGTGGGCCATGTATGAAGATGAGCCTGTATTAATAGCTCTGCAGAAGAAGAACACAACGGGCCTGGAATCGGTGCAGGTTTATCGCATGAACGGAGAGTGGGAAACGCCTAGACCTTCTGAATTAAAGCCGATAAAAGATATAGAAAAGATATCTAAAAGCAATCAAGAAGATATCAAACCGGATCAGAGCTTTAACCTGGCCCACGAAAAGCTTACGGTCGAAGAGACACGTACACCAACGCAGCAGGGCGATCTGTTCGGCAAGGATCAGCAGCTCTTTGACGTACCGAGTGAGACAGTTCTGAAAGTTCCTGCCTGGGCTAAGGGCTTGGTGAACAAGACAACGCGTTACGAGGATATCGTGCGTGAGGTGACAGAGGCGAAGAACGGGGCAGAGCCTACGCCGCTTGCCAAAAGAGCAATGGAAGCAATGGCAGAAGACGAGTTAAACGTGCTTAAGCAGCATGAGCGTTTTGATGAGGCTCTGAACTATACGCGTGAGATCAATGCCAAAGACCAGGTAAGCGGACAGAATGTAGCTACGGAACGCTTCATGAAGCATGAGAACAAGGGTGCAGGGTATGAGACAGACGTATCCGGCGCAACGTATACCAGGAACTACCGCAACGACTTCCAACTTTCTAAGGGTAAGGTAAAACGGATAGAACAGGGCAAAGCTACTTTGCAGGATATAGAAGATCTTAAAACAGATCTTGATATGATGGAGAATAATCCTGAGTATCGTCTTCCGACAGAAGAAGAGTTAAGAGCCGAGTACGCTGCGCTGAAAGCTGCACCGGAAAATATCTATGACTTTGAAGCATACGGGAAGATGCAAGAGCGTTTTGATCCGGAGGCCGCAGCCGAAGCACAAGCTGCATTTTTTGATGATACCACAAAGGAAACGACACATGACACAACTACCACAGGAAACCTGGAACAAGATAGCGCAGTCGCAGCAGCTAGAAACGAAGGTGATGCAGCAGCTAATGATCTTGGACGAGGACGAGATAACACAGATCTTGGATCAACAGGCTCAGATGATGGAGCAGCTAAACTTTCCGGTGAAGGTGATCGCGGCGCACCAGGCGATACTGCCGATCTACTTGGAGAACAGGGCAATAATGAACTACGTCAGACAGACACAGCAGGCGGGGATCTTGTCAGCGATACCGCAGATCAACGACCTGGACGAAGCAGCGGACTTGATGATGAGGGAGTACAGCCTGGACGAGAAGGAGACGCAGCAGCTCAAAGCAACATTGAACAGCCACAAATCCAATCCGACAATGCAGACCTGGGTGAAGCTGCTCTTAGTTTAGAACAAAAGAAGATCCTGCAAAAAGAGGCAGAGCTTAAACCGTTCAAGCTTAATGATCCTCAAAACATTCACGACACACTTCCATTCCTATTAGAGCCGCAACGCCAGGACGTTATCAAAGCAGAAGCACGTTTTTACGAGGGCAATCACAAAGGGATGCTCTTTACCAACGGAACGGGAACGGGCAAGACCTTTACCGGGCTTGGTATCGTCAAGCGTTTTGCGCGTATGGATAAGAACAATATCGTTGTTGTCGCACCGACAAACACAATGGCTAAGGTATGGATCAAGGAAGCTAAGATCCTGGGCCTTAAGCTGCGTCACCTGGAGAAGACAACGGATGCACCCAAAGAGGGTGAGATGGTTGTCACGACCTATGAGGGGATGCGATCGAACACGGCTCTGCAGGAGAGAGCGAATGATCTTGTCGTAGCGGATGAGTCGCATAAGATCATGGCAAATCAGAAGGGAACGCAGACGGCAAACCTGGAAGGGTTTAGAAAGGCTACAGGGCATTACCAACACGCTCTTGCCGTAGCGCGTGCAGAGTTTGCAGAGCAAAGAGATGCTGCGATCAAAGCAAAGCAGGATGCACTCGGTAACGATGAAGCATACAGAGCCGCCTCTGAGAAAGTCAAAGAGATAAACGATGCAGAGCTGCAGCGCGCAATGGAGATCAACGCCCGGACAAAGACGGTCTTCTTATCTGCATCCCCGTTTGCCTCTCACAAGTCTTTGAGCTATGCAGATGATTATCTGTTTAACTTCAAAGAGAACAAGTGGGCGCAGGATGAATACAAGGGCTATGTGAAGAACGCCTCAGACGATGAGCAAGACTTCTATATTAAGAACTTTGGTTATCAGATGAAATACAACAAGCTGCAGCTTCCGGACGCAGAGGTTAATGTGGATCTTATGGAGCGTACCTTTTCGGAGAAGCTAAAGAGCAGCGGGGCAATGAGCGGACGTACACTTGAAGTCAATCAAGACTATCAACGTCCGTTTGTCCTGGTAAGCTCTGAGATCGGAAAGAAGATCGATGAAGGTTTTGAACGTCTCAACAATGACAAAGAACTCACAACGCTGAGACAGGCAATGCGTGCGTCTTACATGGATACGGTGTCGCTTATGGAATCGATCAAGGCCAAAGAAGCCGTAGGCAGGATCAAGGATCATTTAGCCCTGGGCCGCAAGGTGGTTGTCTATCATACCTTTGTGAACAACACGCCGCAGCACCCGTTCCATCTTGAAAAGTATATTGCCGAGGTGGTGAAGAAAGCGAGGAAAAATAACGTGCGCCGGGGTATTGCCTTACAAGAAAAGCTCAACGCGCAGTATGAGCAGTTTAAAAGCAAACACTCTGATCTGTATAACCTGGACCTGGGCGAACTTAAAAACCCGGTAGAGACTATCCGTGATGCCTTTGGTGAGCAGGCCGTGTTCTTCAACGGGAAAGAGACAAACAAGGATCGCAAAGCCGGGTATGTGAGAGACTTCAACGAGGATAAGGTAGATATCTTTGTCTTCAACGAATCGGGCAAAGAGGGGATATCCCTGCATGATGATAACAACGGCAAGCAGCGTGCAATGATAAATCTCACGCTGCCGATCAAGCCGATCGATATGATCCAGGTCGAGGGCCGGATCTTCAGAACAGGGCAGACGAGTGACGCGATCTTTGAGTACCTTACGCTGCACACGAATTTTGAGAAGCGGTACTTTGGATCTGCGATCAATCAGCGTGTGGCTACGGTGGAGAACTTGGCCCTGGGCGAGAACAGCCGTGCGCTTAACTCTGCGATCAAGCAGGGATACATGGACGCGGAAGAGATAGCTGCTGCCGATCTGACAGGCCAGGGCGGTAAAGCCTTTGACAAACGTGCCGAGGGTGACACGGTGGGTGCGGATCAGTACACGTATGCAAAGACGCTTTATTTCGGGCAGAAGAAGGGCAGACAAAACCACAGAGGCAAGGACTATTTCGCAACGCCTGAGCCTTTGGGCGTGAAGATGGTAGAGTGGGCCGATATCCAGGCGAATGAGAGAGTCTTAGAGCCGAGTGCCGGACACGGTGCAATAGGCAAGTGGTTTCCTCAGAACACAGTCAATCATTTTGTTGAGAGCAGCAGCGATCTCTATTCGGATCTATCTGTTGCGGTCCAGGGAAAAGTTCATAATATGGACTTCCTGGATCTTGATCTGCACAACAAGTATGACGCGATCGTTATGAATCCGCCGTATGGCTTAGGCTCTGCCGATGCGATCAAACACATAGCTAAGGCAATGGGCCATACCAATATGGGCGGTCGTATCGTTGCACTTGCCCCTAATAACATGATGGATAAAGCAGGCTTTAAAAAGATGCTTGAAGACAAGGCTTATAAGGGGTGGGTACTGCGCGAGAAGATCGATCTGCCGGAAGTCACCTTCAAGCGTGCCGGCACAGGTGCGAGAACGTCCGTGTATATCCTGGATAAAACGCCGGGGGATGAGCTGCTTGAAACAGGAGCAGAGCAGATGCAGCGCAGCATTGCCGGGGATGATATCAATCACTTCTTTGATGAGCTGCAGGAGATGAGTATAGACGCGAGAGAGATCCCGCGCGATCCTGCAGAGATCGATGCCGAGATATCCAAAGTCGTAAGTGGTATGCCTATCGAGGTGCTTAAGAAGAAGCACACGAAGACGGGTGAGGATATGACGGTTATCAAACCTGCGGATCGTTTGAGCGGTGAGGACTTCAAGGCTCTGCGCGGAGAGATCACTAAGTACGGCGGGTACTACTCGAAGTTTGTGCGCGGGTTTATCTTCAAGGACGAGGCCAAAGCGGTACGTTTCCAGGAAGATCTAAACAGCGGTGATGTGAAACTCAATGCGTTCTTGATCCCCGGTGCGCAGAAGGTAGCGGACTTCTTGACCGATCCGGCGCGCGTGGTGGATGATGTGTATGATGTGATCGCAAACTTCATGAAAGATCTTGACAAGAACGGCGTGCCTAAGCAGCCGCGCGAGGCAAGCAATGCAGCGCATCAAATGGCAAACGATGCCTTTGGTTGGCTGCGTGACAACTTTGTTACAGGCGGCGGTCGTTCTACTCATTTCCTGGATATCATGCGCGAGTATACGGATATGCGCGGATCGATCGCACACGATGCAATCAATATCCATGAGATCCTGAGCAAGCTCGACAAAGAAGAGTCTCAAAACCTGGTGCGTGTCCTGGGTGGTGATATGGATCTTGCAGAGCTTAACCCTAAGCTGCATAATACCTATAATCATTTTAGAAAGATGATCGACTCACACACGGCTGCATTGATCGAGGCAGGTGCGCTTGATCCTAAGTATGCCAAAGAGGATTATGTGAAGCGTTTTTACTTTGAGCATATCCGTAGTGAAGATCCTTTTTATCAGAGGATCTTTAGATCTAAGGCAAACAAGGCGCAGCACGCTAGACAGGATCTCACCCTGGAAGAGCGTATCGAGATGGGCCAGGTCGAAGACGCTGCTTATGTCGTGGCAAAGACGATCATGGAACAGAAGGACCAACTGAGCAAGGCGAAGCTCTTTAACAAGATCAACGAGGATCTTGCCTATAAGGGTGAGGGTGATGCACCGGAGGGGTACGTCCTTGTTCCGGACACAAAGCTAGGCGTGATAAACAAGTGGGGATCTCTCAATGGCAAGTACATTCCTGAGCAGGTCTTCAACGATCTGCGCGGGGCTGAGATGATGGCGGGCGATCTAAGCAAAATGGATAAGTTCTTAAAAGCCTGGGTTGGCACGGTGCAGCATATCAAGACGAATATGACGGTTAAGAACCTGGGTACTCATGTCTATAATGCTATGTCAAATGTGTTTGTAACGTACCTGGACGGGCATCATACGCAGCTGTATAAAGTCTTGCGTGATCCTGCCTACAGAAAGCAGCTTAATGATGAGGCGGTGCATTTTGGCCTGGACTCTATGCTTGATGATTTTGAGCAGGTCGGCGGCTTCAAAGAGATCAAGGATGAAGGCCCGATCATAACGCTGTTCAAGAATCTCTATATGACGGAGGACTCTAAGACAGGGCAGAAGATGCGTACCTGGTATCAGAACGAGGACGTTTTCTTCAAGCTTGCTGCGTATGCGAAGCGCAAAGAGGCGGCGCAGCTTGCTAAGTTCCTGGAACAAAACCCTGAGATCAAAGCGAAGTTTGACGGCGGGTATATCAATGAGGTATTGATATCTAATAAATATCGAAAGGATATCAATAAGATATCTTTAGAGGAAGCAGAGCTGCGCGCTGCCTTTAAAGAAGTGGACGAGGTTTATGTCAATTACTCGACACCGCTGCCGGACGGGGTTAAGTTCATGGACCGTTCCGGACTCGCACCATTCCTGCACTATACCTGGAAGTCTACGCCGATCTTCTTAAAGCTCATGGCAAAGCATCCGTACAAGGTGGCAATGCTTCATGCAGCTGCAGGATCTATTGGACTCTCAAAGGTTGTGGGTGAGCAGGATGAGCGCGACAAGGTAACGCCTGAGTATATGAACAACGGGTTTAATGCGCTTGCCCTGGATAACTTCTATGAGACGGATCTAGGCTATTTGAACGTGGGCCGTGCTGTTCCTGCAATGCGCTTTATGAACGAGTCACCCTTGTCGTACCTGCTCGGTATGGACGGGGGGCTGTTCGCAAACTTCTTTGGTATCGTAGTCCAGGGCCGCGATAACAGAGGCCGGGATCTTGGCATAGGCAAGTATGACTCTAACGCGGTGAAGGGGGCGAAGCGTTTGGCTGCGATCACAGAGCATTTCTTCCCGCCGATGTTCCCTGTTGTTCCGCTTGTATGGAGACAGAAGGTAGACAACAAAGGCAATGAGGTTGAAGGGATCACGGATATCGTAGCACCAGGGGGGCGTTACCCTCAGAAGCTTATCGAGGCCGTTGTGAACGGGCAGGACAAGCAGGGCAGGCCGCTGACGGTCGGTAATGTTGCTTCACAGGCTTCCATCGGAAAGCTGCAGCATATCGACAAGGTTGCCGAAGGGCAGAAGCGGGTGAATACGGCGAGAAGGTTGTATGAGAGAGAGTTCAATATGTCTAAGTCTTCTACGGAGAGAGCAGCAGCAGCGCGCAAATATCAGACTGCGCTAACGGAGATAAAAGGCCAACTGCCTGCTACCCTCCGTACAAAACTTAAGATCAACGGCTCAAAGCCTGGGGATAAAAAGAAGGTGCAAAAGTTTGTAAAGAATGAAAAGTTTATTAAGCTTTAGGATCTTTCTTGATCCCTAAGCCGCGCTCGATCTCATCATAGTCGGGCTTAGGCTTGGGCTTGTACGTGTCAAAGATACCTTTGATATATATCCATAGGTTGATAATGGTCTCCATGATAAGCTCCTTGTTGTAGCTTAAGTATACCCTATTTTTTTGCCTCCATGATCCCCTTCATGCAACTGTGACAGCCGTCACCTCTTGGTTGATACCCTTCTGCACCGCAGTATGAACATTTTGTTTTCATTGTTTTTCCTTTTGATATACGACAACGGGATCATGAAAATCACCTGCCTCTTCTATGATCCTGTAGTTAGTGAAGTTCTCTTCACGGTCCTGCAGCATTGCCTCACCTGAGCGTTTCAGTTTTTCAAGATCGTTGCTGCCCTGGCAGGTAACAAACCTGCCGTCATTGTTCTCTTCGAGTTGTAGTGTCATTGCTCATCCTCCTGAATATCACATTCATCATCTATATGATTTACACGAAGGGATATTAAACATTCCCCGTCTACTATTGTCGGCATGTTTGAAAAGTGCGGACAATCTCTGCATGTTTTAATATTTGTTGTTTCCATAATCTCACCTTATCAGCGCGCTATGTACCTGGGCCGAAGTGGGCGCAGCATAGTGCAGGGTTGTTTTAGGATCTGCGTGTCCTATGAACTTCTGTACGATCGGGGTGCTTAACCCTGCCGCAAACATATCTGTAATTATACCCTGTCGGAACGAGTGCGAAGTGTAGCCGCTGCCGAGTACCTGCTTCATGTAGGTGTTCACCATAGAGATAAGCGAGATCTTGTGCATGGGTGTAGTCTTCTTATCCCAGGAGTAGATCAAGTTCTCATGCGGCTCTGCGTCCTTGGTGAGCTGCTTCATCTGCTTGGCTGCATCTGCGCTAAAGTGCAGCTCTCTCTCGTTCTCCTTCTTGGGTGTGGTAATGATCCCTTTTGACTCATCGATCAGCTCGTTGATCTTCTCGACCTTGATAAGGGATATCTCGTTGATCCTCATGCCTGTATAGTACAGCAGCGTGAAGATCCGCAGCAGCTTAAGCCGCTTGTGTTCTTTGATGCCTGGATCGCTCTTGGTGTGAGTAATCAACTTTTGGTATTCTTTGTCCGTTACACTTCTTCTAATGCGTTTCATCTTTGTTCTCCACTTGGTTACGTTCTAATAGTTTTATATCGGTACTTAAGTTGCCCATGATTGCAATAGCTTTTGCATCTAAAAACGACTTAGCCCAATTAACCTTACTAAAAAGATAATCCATATCTTCTATTATTTCATCTGCTGTTTTCATCTTTTGTTCTTTCATGATGTTCTCCTATAATATTTTATCTGCGAGTTGTTCTAACTTACGTTCAAAACGATCAAAGATCGTTGCCGCTTTCTTCATTAACTGTGCCATTATATCCTGCCTCTTCAAGTTTAGCAGCAGCGTCCTCGATCTTCCAAAGGGCCAAAGCCTTTTTGATCGTGCGGGTATCAAACTGCAATATCCGCGCGACCTCTGAGGGTTTGTATCCTTTTGCGATCTCTTCGAGGATCTGCTGCTTATGATCCTGGACTCTTCCGTTTAACTTGGGTGTCTCAATACTATTATGCGAAGTCTTCATTTTTTTCTCCATTTTAGTTATAATCCAATCCTTGTTATGCGAAAGCAATCAACTGAGCGCGCTCTAAAGTTTCCCGACTCGTGCGCGCTGCTCCTTCTATGCTACATACTCAGCGATATCGATCAACTCCATAATATAAGCTGCTCTGTTACCCTCGTGATCTCTGAAAGAGATATCTCCTTCTGCATAGCTTACGACCATGCAGAGCGTGTCGCTACTGTATGCGCCGCTGTACGGTTGATCTCCGTATCCCTGGATCACCTTGAAGTCACTCGCGTAGCTGCGCAGCTGATCGCCCAGGCGGTACAGGTCCGAATAGATATCGCCTGTTCTGTATGATCCTGTGTAGCCGTTGAAGTGTCCTACGTGCGCCTTGTATGAGGCGTGTTTCATGTCAAGATCTTTTACGATCATCTCTACTATTGGTTTCATCTCAATTCTCCTGTACTATTTGCCAATGGTCTAAGGTCGGCTCTATTTTGCGCATTGTTTCAGCCTGTTCATCCGTGAGGATCAACTCGTTTTCAAGCTCATCAACATACTCAAACCATAAGGCGATAACCTTGCGCTTGTTTGTTAGATACGCATCTTCATAATTCATTTTTGAGATCGAAGGGATGATGTTCTCCTTGAACTCTTTACATACCGGATTTTTCATGCTACTGTCCTTACTACTTCAAAAGGCTTTAGAGCCTTGGATAATGCATACTCGTACCGCCTGGTATTTGGATACTTGTCTAATTTTTCCTGCCAATGTTTGATTGACTTTTCCTGCAGGGCTTTGACCTTTGCTACTGCCCGGTCGATATTCTCTTCTTTTACAATGACTATACCAACTATATTTGCAGCCTCTACTTCCTCGATCGATCTAGCAAGAGAAGCCGTCCAATATTTTTGATAGTGTCCTACAAGCTGTGTTTTTTTAGATCCGCTGCTTAAGATCTCTGCCTCTTCGATTCGGATCTCCTTAGAAAATATACTTTCAATAGTTCTTACAATAATAACTTTGTCACCCTTTTTCATTTTACACCTCTATAAGATAAGCTCTGTTGTCTATGCACAGAACTGTTTTAGCTGCCATGATCGCAGCACCGCTTAGCGTGAACTCTTCCGTGATGTACGGATCGTAGTAAATGTGTTGGCCCTGGTCGCGCAGCTGCTCGGCGGTGGCCCTGTCGATCTTCTCGACTCGATCCGCTGCCAAAGTAGCGTGTACGTTCTTTCGCTTCTGCTTAAGCACGCGCGCTCTTCCTGCCTGGCTGACCTTCATCTCTACATCATGCAGCATATAAATATCACTGCGTTCTTGTACGATCCCTTTAAGGCGCAGGCTGAACGCACCTGCATTTAGGTTTCTGTATACGTGATATTTTGCTGCCATGATCTAGTCCTTTATTTGGTAAGTCACATGATTAACGACAAAGGTGTTAAGATCAGATCTTACTCTTGTCATTGCTAAAGTTCCGTTCTCGTTGTAGAGGGCAATATCACCTCTCATGCCCTCTACTGTGTACCAACTTTCTCTGTTCGCTCTGTCTAGTACCTTGATAGAGCTTCCTAGTCTTACTTGTTTCATAACAGTCCTGCCTCTTTCAATTCTTGTTTGTGCTGCTTAAACTGCAGCTTGGCATCCTCTAAAGAGTCTGCGTACAGTTCGATCTCTACACACTCGGTTTCCTTCACCTTCTCAGAAGGTTTAAGGACCAGGTTGCCGTTGAGGGTTTCAACGATCATGTAAGCGTCTTTCATTTGTCCTGGCCTCCGTTGTAGGTAATCGTTACGGGATCAGCGATCGCTTCTTTTATGAGTTGCGCTAGGTATATGTTCATAATTTCACTCCGTTTAGGGTTAGGTGATGATTGTTTTCAATCACTCTCATTAGTCTGAAAATGTTGTTGTGTCCTGCTGTACTGCCGTCCGCAATGATTTCCAGGATATCAGAATATCCGCAGTCATTCTCTTCAATCAGTTCCACGGTTTGATCCGCTGCTTGTTTCCATTGTCCGTTTATGATGCTCTCAGTTATGAGATCAACTTGTTCCATTGTTTCCATGTTGTTACTCCGTTAGCGTTTTTTGAGTCTGTCTAAACGACTCGCAGCGAATCACCAGGGATGATCCTTTGCGAAGCGTTGTGCCTCGTTGCCTTTGCAGTGCTGCCGTTCCACAATCCTTTTTTATCATCGCTTTGAAGGGAGGCGATCAGGTCATCAACTCGATGACTTAACCGAAGTATGAACTATTTATACTTAAAGTTTCCTGAAAAGCTAACAATTAGATATCTTTTATATATCATTTAGATATCTTTTCCCCTCTGCCGTGCTTTTTAGTCTTGTTTTTTTGTTATCTTTTAGATATCATATAGATTGCTTTTTGATATCTATTTAAGGAGATCGTATGATAATAAGTGTTGCACATGACAAGGGGGGAACAGGTAAAACGACAATCAGTACAAATATCATTTGTCATTTGTCGAAGGATCATGACGTTACCGTGATCGATCTCGATCCTAAGCCTCACTTGTCTAAGTTCTTAAGCCGCCGAGCTGATCCCAGGATCAAGCAGGTAAGCTGCAAGAGCAAAGAGGACCTGGTGAAGATCATCAAGGGGAACAAGGGCGTACTGATCGCGGACGTTGGCGGTTTCGATGCAGGATTGACACGCTATATGCTTGCGTATTCGGATCTGATCGTCACACCTGTTGAGGACTCCCCGGTAGAGATAGACGGGCTTATGATGTTTAAAGAGGTGCTGCGTGATCTGCAGAAGGCCCGGCCTGATCTGCGCGCTACTGTGCTGCTTAATAAGGTGCGTGTCGGTAACGTGAAGTCACCGCAGCAGCTCAGATCATTTATAGGAAAGCAGCCTGACACGTTCAATATGTTCGATACGATCGTACATAATAGAGTGGCGTTCAAAAATGCTTATGGTGCTGCGCAGTCAGTTTACGAGAACGGATCAGATGCTAACGCATCCAAAGAACTGTATTTACTAATAGAGGAAATAAAACAATGGCAGAACTAAACAACTTAGACGAGTATGAACTAGACCAGGCTGCAGGCAAGGCGAGTCTGCAGAGCAGAGAGGAAGAGGAAGAGGCTGAGACTAAAGATCTCCTGGTGCGGGGTGTTCCTGTAGCTATCTATAAGACACTAAAGACAAACGGCTTCACATTCGCAGGCTATGCAAAGATGGCAGTCCAGGAGAAGATGAAGCGTGACGGCCTGCTCTAGGCCATAAGTACAAGCCAAAGGCGCGGCAGCAGGGCGGGGGCGGGTTTGGCTTCACCTGGTAAGCTTTAAGGCTTAAGCGCGAAGACAAAGAGCGATAATCGGATAGTCCTTCAAGACCTGGGTTGTGGTTTTGACATGGGCTTTGGTGGAAAAACCATCCCATCCCGCGCGGATCTTTAAGGTTAGGGATCTGAGCTGCTAAACTTAAGACAAATTCATTTATTATAATCTCCCCCAATTTATAATCATTACCGTAATACAGGGCTTTGCAGAGGTTTTTCCAAACTGCTGCGCTTCTAATTATTAATATGTGTCCGTGTAATGGTATGTATTATAATAATTAGGACCGAGGGCAGATGATCGCGGGAACGGGTAGAGGCAAGCTTATTTTTTTAGGGGGGGGGGTGTTTCCCCATTGCCGCCGCGCGCCTATACTATGGTGGAACACCGGATTTTTATCATTTTCAAAAACAGATCCTAAAATTTTCGCTCTATAAATCGCTCACACGCTCTTTTCTATTCGTGATCGTACTCTTGTGAGGGTAAATGCTTTGTGGTGAAAGTATGATGCGGCAACAATCCCCGCTCTTGCCAACGCTTCGGGCTTAGGGCTTAAAACTATATAGTAAAATATATAGTTTATTGCAATATCGATGGGTTATATTTCATTACTGCTGAGATCCTACCTACAATAGTAAACTCTGATCTGCTTAGTTTCCATGTTTCGATATGTTTATTCTCAGATTTTAATAAAAATATATCCTTGTCGCTTGTTTGCGTTATGAGCTTTGCTGATACACCGCTCTTTGTTTCTATAATATACATACCAAATAAATATTTATCATCGGCCCTGCTCATGTTTATAAACACTACGCTCCCTTTTGGTGAAGTGTAGGGCATATCTATACCTATTGATCTATAAGCTATAATATCATCATCTGGTTTGCACCCTTCCATTGGAAGAGGCATAGATATAATGATGCTTTCGTTATTGTCGAAAAATGTCTTTGCGCTTTTTGCCAAGTCGCTCATATTAAGCTTGTTGTAAAATGGAACGCTGCATATTCCTGCTGCCTGCTCTGATGATCTTCCTTTGCCTCTTATGATCCAATCTAAGGTCGTGTTGTATTTGTTACAGAACTCTATCGTATTTTCAATCGGGATCTTTTGATTTTGTATTTTCCACCCGGAAAATGTATTTTTGTTTGTTCCAAGTATGGCTGCAAGCTCTATGTCTTTCTCAACGCCTGCAGCTCTTTTCATCCGTATAATCATGTCAGTTACCTTATTCAAATAAGTAGCTCCGTGATGTATCGTTTATTTTTATAATTGGATAGATCTTCTTTATAATGATAAATAATATCTATTATTTATGTAAATTGGCAAACATTAAGTTACATATTTTGCAAAATGCTTGATTATTTACATGGTTTTTAATTATGTATTAATGTAGAAGTGTCTAAAATCAAGACTATGAGAATATATTTTAAAAACACTTCACGTTTTTAACTTTTTAAATAAAGATTTTCGGCTTTATAGGTGTGCTACCAACACACTACAAGTCAATTACGTTCAAAGATGCTACCAACATTTTTGATACATTATGCTTGTAGTATATCATATTCCGTATGAGTGCAAATATAAAAATGATTTTCTTTTCTCACACTAAAGGAGAAAGAAGATGATTGAACGCATATACAATAATCTTGATTACACTAATTCAAAAACGGGGCTTGCAAAGAGTACCTTCTACCATTGGCTTAACGGCGCAGCCATTAAGACAACCCACATGGCCCTGCTTCAAAGCCTCTACAACTTCACCGTAGAGATACACTACGTCTACCGCTTCACCACTCTTGCAAAACAACTTAAAGAGACAAACGAACTTACCAAAGTAGCTGAGATCCTAAACGCAGACTCCACCCTGGATCAAGCCGATAAAACACTTTTGGCAGACTATCACATCAACCGGATCTATAGAACTTTCAACGGTACGCTCACGGCAGAAGAGGTCTTGAATGAGTGTAGATAGCAAAACTTTATTTGCTACGGCGAAGAGCGTAAACCTTCAAGACTATCTTGAAAACTTCTACGCGATCGAGTTCAAAGGCAAGAAGTGCCGCTGTCCTGTTCATGGCGATACCAACCCGTCCGGATCGATCACACTCAAAGATACCTGGATCTTCACCTGTTTTTCGTGTGACTTTTCAAACAACATCGTTGGCCTGGTTATGGCGATCGAGAAGTGCAGCAACTTTGAGGCGGCGAAGAAGATCTGTATCGATATGAACTTCTATAGCGAAGAGGACTTTACGGAGCGTGAGCTTAGTGATGAAGAGAAAGCGGCCTATGCGATCAAGCAGGCAGAGCGTGAGAAAGTCTTTGCCGAAAATCAGAAGATCTTGGATCAGAAGAAGAAGCAGCGCGCAGCTGCAGAAGATCGCGCACGTTCTTTCTTGATGCCAAAGATGCAGGCAGAAACACCGCAGCTCTTAGATAACTACACACACCTTGATCCTGAAGAGAAAGCAGTATTTGAGAAAATGTTTGTACGTTTCGATCATCTTAAGCAATGGTATTTCGAGTACCTGGCTTACGATCATGAGCATAAGTCTCTAGCGATCATCAACCGCCGTGTGAACGGGCAGACCTTCAACATCAAGCACAGAGAGAAATTTGCCTGGGATAATATCAACAAATGCCTTACGGATACGCGTATGCCCGGCAAGTGGATCTCACAAAAGTATCATACCGTTGCACCCTTTCCCCTGGACTATTTTGAAGGGCATAGTGATAAGCGTGTCGTGATCTGCGAGGGTGAAAAAGACGCGCTTAACCTTTTGGATATGCGGATTAACACCTTAACCCTGGGCGGGGTATCTGCTTCCTGGGAAGATCATGCAAGCATACTTAAAGGCAAAGAGGTCTTTGTATGGTTTGACAACGACCAGGCCGGATATAAAGCAGCTATCCATGCCGCCAAAGCCATAGAGCCGTTTGCGCTGAGTGTGAAGATCGTCTCTTTCATGCACATTGACCGTACCCTGGATGATAAGTATGATGTTAGCGACTACCTTATTGCTAAGAACTTCCTGGACGTAAACTCTGTTTTTTCAGATATCGAGTATTCATGTTTCGGGCTTACCAACCAACTGATCGATGATTTTATCAAGTTCTATGATGAAGAGAAGTTTACGGCAGATCTTAAACTGCTAAAGACGATCAACACACGAAAGTCATTTGAGAAAGATATCGCGCCTATGCTTATGCGCAAAGCCGTTCCGGTGAAATCAGAGACAGACAAAGAGATCCTGGAACTGCGCGCGGCTCTTAGCAATGTCGAGAACGTCAAGAAGCTGCTGAGTGATGTAGGGCTGAAAGACGATGAGACAGCAAACAAGCTTAAGGTGCTTATGGATCTGCGTATAAACAACCTGGACCATCAGCGTAAAATGGGTGAAAGCGATATCGCGGATGCTCTGCTTGATCTTGGGATCAAGGCGGGTACGCCCTTTGCCTCTTACCGTGAGTCTACCTATGTATGGAACGGCATGATGTTTGAAAAGCTGCACAAGCAGCAGATGATCCGCTTTGTGATCGATTGGATGCAGGGGTATGATGCAGGGCGTGTGAATCAGAAGCAGCGCACGCCGGATATGGTCGATAAGGTTATCAATCACCTTCAATACAAAGGGCTGCACCTAGAGCCTATAATAAAAGAGCAGCAAGAGCAGGGCGTACGCATCATCAATATGCTCAACGGAACGCTGCATATCTTTGAGAGCGGAAAGACGCTTTTTAAAAATGTGCATGATCCGCGCCATGCTGCCATGAGCATACTCGAAATCGAGTACAGCGCAAAGACTTCTGCGCCTAAGTGGAACAGGTTTTTAAAACGTGTTCTGCCGGACGAGTTGGAACAAAAAGCCCTGATGCAGTTTTTCGGATATATCCTTTATCCTAAACACCTGTATGAGACTTTTTTGTTTCTCTACGGCGAGACAGGCGGTAATGGTAAGTCTATTGTCCTGGACGTAATGCGAAAGTGTTTCGGGGATGATGTAGTCTCTCACATGGACCTGCAGCAGCTTGAAGGACACCAGGTAGCAGGGCTTGAAGGAAAGCTGCTTAACATAGGATCTGAGATCAACGCCAAAGGTTTGAATGACGGGCAGATGAGTACGCTCAAAAAAGCGTCCGGGGGAGAGCCGCTGTTTATCAATCCGAAGGGAAAAGACGGCTACAACATACAAGGGCATCAGATCCCTAAGTTTGTCTTTGCCGGGAATGAGAAGCCGCGCTCCAACATGGACGGCGGTGTGTTTAGGCGTTTGCTCTTCTTGGAGTTCAAGGCGCAGTTCAGTAATGAAGAGCGGATCGACAAGATCTCTGAGCGTTTCGATGATGAGATGAGCGGGATCATCAACCTGGCGATCGCAGAGCTTAAGCAGCTGATCCGTGTCGGCAAGTTCGCACACTCAAAGAACATGATCGCAGCCAAAGAAGCGTACCAGGATCAGACCGATCCGATACTCTCTTACGGCAAAGAGCATATCGAAGTTCATGCAGACTCTATGATCCCGCGTAAATATCTCTACGCGCATTATAAGACCTGGTGTGAAGATGCCGGGCATCACCCACTTGCGCAAAAGACCTTCCTGGAAAGATTGGAGAAGAAGCACGGCAGTACCGTTGCACGCAAGCTGCTCAGCGACGAGGCGATATCTCACTCACACGGTATGACGAATCATGATTGGTTTATCGTCGGGATCAAATTCTCTGACAACAGCGATATCACCCATTACCGCTACAAGGGTGCAGAGCTTGCAACCTCTCATTCCGTCTTTGGTGTTGAGAGTAAAATCGTAATGGCAAGAGAGGTTATCTAAATGATAGTAGTTTGTTACCAGGATATCAATATCGATCAAGATCTTGTTGATCTTATCAAAATGGAACTTGACGCATCGTTTTGTTATGAAGCAAATGAATTTGCATCACTTGCATTGGAACTTGCATTTTTAGAGGGTATTGATGACAGGCTCTTCTTTGAACGTACAGCAGGGCTTTTCAGCGACTTTTTGGATGCACCCCTTGCATTTTTGCAAAACCTGCCGAAAACTACCGTACAGACGAAGTTTGCAAAGAGCATTTGCAATTTATTTTGCAATTTTCACCCCCCTACGTGCGCGCGCGAAAACCTCTTTTCCGTTTTTGTTTTTTCGGAACTGATTATAAAAAACAGAGTGAAATATTGCAAGAAGTTAAACAAAGCCCTAAAGATAGGACTATATTAGAGTTTTAAAAAATGCAAAAGCGTTGCAAACAAAAATGCAAGGAGTGCAAAGTGAGTGAAAGAGCAAAAAACAGGAAGGACCGCAAGGAGTGCCTGGCGATCAAAGACAACAAGGCTGCGATCCAGGCGCATGAGAAGCTGCTGCGAGAAAGCACCTTTTCAAACCCGGCTCTGAAAGAGACGGTAGAGAACAGGATCATAGAGCTTAAGGATGAAAACGAAAGACTTGAAACAGTCCTGGCTGAAAAGATAGAAAAGGATAGTGATGTTTAGAGATGATCGCGTAATCGTAGAAATCAAGAAAGAGGTGGATGCAATGGAACTGGATGAATTTGTAGAGATGCTGAGCGAAGAAGAATACTATATGTTTGAAGAGTCGGCGGAATCGATGGCAGATGCACACGGCGTAAGTGATGAAGAGGCGCGGATCATGGTGATGAATGTTACGCTGAAACTCGATCGCAAGATCGACACGCTAGTTATGGCGAAGTAAGGAGATAAGATGAGTATAGAGGAAAAATTTGATGTTGTTTTAACAAACGGTGAAATTATGGTACTGACAGAGCGAGGATCTACGGAAACTATGTTTAACGGGTTGGATGAGAATGGTCTTATTGTTGTTATCCCTTTTGCTTCAATATTGTATTTTAGAGAGAACAAGGATGTTTAACAAAGTTGTCCTGGTCGGAAACCTTACAAGAGATATCGAGCTGCGCTATGCAAGCAGCGGATCAGCGATCGCAAATACCGCGATCGCCACAAGCCGGAAGTTCACGCAAAACGGCGAACGCAAAGAGGAAGTGTGCTTTATCGATATCACCTTCTTTGGCAGATCGGCAGAGGTGGCGAATCAGTTTCTAAGACGCGGATCTAAGATCTTGGTCGAGGGGCGTTTGAAGTTTGACCAATGGGTAGCCCAGGACGGATCAAAACGCTCTAAGCATACTGTGATCGTAGAGACGATGCAGATGCTTGACAGCAAGAGTGATGAGACAAGGCAGCCGTATGAAGCACCAAATCCGAACTATGAAGATGCGCAGGGAAACCCGCAGTCAGGGCAGGCTTGGGAACAGCACATGGACCGGGCGTATGAAGCGCAGCGCAATAAAGACAAACAAGATGATATCCCGGTTTAAAAAAGAGTGGCCTGCGGTCCTTTGGTCTATTGTTGGATGGATCGTATTGATCCTTATCGTATCTGCCGTAGGAGATAAGCCGTGATCCCTATAGATGAATTGACACCGGAACAGGCTGCAGCCCTGGAACTCTACCTTATGGTAGAGGCCGAGAACGATTACAAGCCTATGTCATACCCGCAGATCTCTAATGCCCTGGCAGCAAAAAAGATGATCGTATCAAAGTCTACGATCGGACGGTGGGCTTTGGAGTTTGATTTCAAAAGCAGGCTAGACGATCATATCAACGCCCTGGTGACAGCGAATGAGCAGTACCGAAAAGAGCTGAGCGCAGCAGCGGGTGAGGAAAATGTCAAAAAAACACTTATGACGATGGAAGAGAACGCGGAGCTGCTGCACAAGTCGCATGATCTTTTAAACAAGGTCCTTGACGGGATCTCGGAAAAGCATACAAGGAAACAGTTTGTAAGCCTGGACGATGCGAAACTCGTCCTGAGCATATACAAGGAAACAGCAGGCCGTGAGGACAGACTTCACGACAGACAGGCCGCGCTCAGATCCGCAGAGCTTATCGGCAAAGCGGATCTGCTTAAGAACTTTACAGAGGTGGAACTTGATCTTGAAGATCCCTACCTGGAAGCGGAGCTGCAGGATGATGAATTGGAGATAGACGATTGAAAACAACAGGAATAACGGATCTGCAAAAGGCGATCTTGTATGCAAGCATATTGGGATCGATCCTCAATGAGTATACGTACCAGGAAAGCAATAAGGCAATCTTTGAGATCAAGGCCAAAATAGCAAAGTTTATGAAGCAGCGAAAGCGCACAAACCCAAAAGACTACATTACTGCAGTTATGCACGGCAAAGAGGTTTGGCATAAGGCTATGGAAGCAACGGAAAATGCCAGGGTAACAGGCGTGCATCTTGTCATGGCAATATGGGAGACAGAAGAGCAGCTGCTTGCACGTATGGCAAATCTAAGCGAAAAACGCATGAACAAGTTTGGCAATCTTGATGATGGGAAGCATGAGCTTGAAGCGGAAGAAAACGCTTTTGAAGTCGGGCAGAAGCTTGTGAGCTTTATCAAGGAGATCGCATGAGAGACAAGATACAAAAGATCTTCCTGGAAAAGCACTCTAAGCATATCAATACCCTTGGACCTTCCGAGATCGAAGGGTACAAAAGAGCAGTATCTATGTCGCTTATCTCTTCTGAGTTAAGAGCGAAGCTATACGAGAAAGTAGATGAGCGAGAGAAGGAAGTCGGGCGGCTTGATACAAACTCGGCTTTGGCGGTTGAGAGCGAACTAAAGGCAGGCGAGTAATGAGTGTGTGGCAGCTATCGCCGGGAGCATGGTTTTATATCCCAGGCTACGAAGTTAAGCTGCAGTTTCACAAGAACGAGGGAGCATACGCGATCATAAGCACCGCTGCTGATCCCGGTAAAACGTCAAAGATCATCATCACAACCGAAGTCAAGGAGGTCGAATGAAGATAGAAGAGACAAGTGTAAAAGCAACGGTGTACCTGTACGGGTGCGCGCCGGCTGCGTTTTCAAACATGATCTACAAAGATGCGATCGTGTTCAAGCTTGAGGAGGCGAATAAGTTATTGGGCCGATTGTATGAGGCGGCGATCATGGAACGTGATGTAGAACGCATACGATCCGTAAACAAGGCGGTCGTTTTAAACGAAGCCCTATTGAAGGAGATGAGATGATGATATTTTGCAAATGCGGATGCCATTTTGTGACGGAATATCCTAAATGCCCGTGCTGCGGAAGAGAGGCCAAAGATGCTAGAGCTTAGAGTCTACGACCATACCAAGAAAAGATACCTGCTGCAGGATGAGTTTGTCTATCTGCCGGGTGCGTACCGTGCTACACCTAAGAACACGCTGCGCTTTAAAAACCCCAAGTTGGAGTTTGAATTGTCAAGCGGCCTAGAAGACAGTCGAAATGTGTTGATCTATCTTAATGATCTTGTGCGCATTGTCATAAACGGAACGCCTAGACTTGCCAAGGTGCGTATGATATACGGCGGCCTTTGCCTGTTTTACAAGGCGGGTAAAACTGCGTATCACCATTACTTAGGATCGCTTACCCAGGACGAGATGGAGAGCATGGAAGTGTTGGGAACGACACATGACAGATTTATAGGTGTGGACGATGCAGCTGCTACACGTTAAAGATCTGTGTGATCTGATCGGAGAGAAGGAAGGAAAGAGCCTGTTCAGGTTTGCCGGGCAATACGGATGCCCCGGAGCTAAGAGCAAGATAGGTTTTTTAAGTGTCAATGCCTACAGCGTTTCAGGTCTTATCGATCTTATCGAAGAGACAACCAAGAAGCCTGCAGTTACGACACGGTTTAAGAGCGTATGGCGTGAGGATCATGAAGCGATACTTCAAAAACTCAAAGCAAAGCAGGAGCAGCAGGGATGAGCGCGCGACCTAGTGTACTAAAGAGTATGCCGCCGATAAATCAGCTTAAGACGGCAAAGTTTATCGCACCTAACATATTTGAGAACAAGACACCGCGTTTTCATTTGGATATCCTTACCTTCTTAAACCGTCCGAGTCTTATGAAAGCGTTTGCGATCTTCCGGGGGGCGGGAAAGTCTACGATCATCAACAAGATCTCTATCCTTAACCGCGTGATCTATGACAATGAGCCATTCATCATGATCGCCTCTGAGAACGAGAAAAAGGCGAAGTCGTTTCTGCGTGATATCAAACGTAACTTTTTGCGCGCAATGGCAAAGGGTATGGATATCCAAAAGGGCGAAGTGTGGAATGACAATCATATTGAGATTATCTGCGAAGGTAAGCTGAGTACGATTGTCGTGATCGGAGCCGGGCAAGATCCGCGTGGTTATGTCTCTGACTCGAAGCGTATCACGCTGCTGATCCTGGACGATGTGGAAAACCGCGAGAACATGAAGACCAAAGGGCAGCGCGAGAAGATCGGGGATTGGATCTTGGAAGATGCTCTGCCTGCACTTGATCCGCAGGGCGAGGTGTGGTTTGTCGGAACGATCATGCACGAAGACAGCGAACTGAACCGCGCGATCAAGAGTGAGGATTGGGATAGCATGGTGATCTCGATCCTGGACGATAGCGGTAACTCACGTTGGCCCGACCGTTTCCCGTTAGACAGTCCTGATCCTAACGGGCGATCGATCAACAAGATCAAGAACCTTATGTATGCGCGTGGAAAGCATAACGGATTTTTCAGAGAGTACCTGTGTATCCCTCAGAGCGACGAGAAGAAACTCTTTAAGCGTGAGGATTTTCAGTATGTCTCTCATGTGGAGTATGCCGACAAGACCAGGGAGTTTGTCTTCAAAGATGCGCTAAATGAGGACAGAACAGATATCCGCACGCCTAAGCACATCATCCTGGAGAACGGGGAGCGGCTGAGTGTGGACGCGTGCAATATCTATGCGACTATGGACCTGGCCTCTACCGGATCGGATCGGACCGCGATCATCATCACGGCGGTAGACTCGCAGCGAAGAGTGTTCATCATCGATATCATTGCCGGGCATTTCAACCCGTATGAGAAGACCAAAGCCGTCTTGACGGCTCAAATGGAATGGCAGCCTTTAAAGTTTGGTATCGAAAAAGCAGGGATGCAAAACGAGTTCTTTTATACGCTTGATGTTGCAAAGAAAGAGTACGATATAAACGTGAACGTGCATCCGCTCTCTCACGGCGGCAAGTCAAAGAACATACGGATCGCAACGCTGCACCCGCTGTTCATGACAAACAAGATCTACTTCAACAAGGCGCACAAGCTCACGGTGCAGCTTGAAGCGGAACTCTCTGCGTTTGATGAAGAGATGGAAGGGGTGCATGACGATCTGATCGATGCCCTGGCGTACATCATGCACTTCATCCGAGGCCGCACCTTCAAAGACAAGGGGGAGAGGAAGAAGGGTTTATACTTCTAAAGATATCATTTAGATATATAAAAGATATCTTTAAGCTATCTAATCGCATAATGCTATTTAAACTAAAGGAGATAATAGATGAACTCAATTAAATTCAACCAACAAGGCATAGAAGCTATCTTAAATGGCAACAAGACTATGACACGTAGACCGATAAAACTACCAAAAGATTTTAACATAGATAGTTTTGGAACAGCACTAGACGATAATTATAGTGTCATTGAGGCAAGATTTGATGATTACGATGCAGATGAAACCATTTTTATAAA